ATACTGGTCATGAAAATAAAGATGGTAAGTATTTAAGATTACACTTTCCCCTCCATATTCCTGAAGGTGATATATTCCTAGAGGTAAATGACGAGGAGATACAATTTAGCGAAGCACCTTTCGCATTTAATAATCAAATCGTACATTCAGCACACAACAGAACAGGTAAACATAGATTGGTCATGATACTAGATTTATATAGACCATTCCTTGGCATACCCACATCTTATTACATAACTAAACTACAAGACCTCACTGGTTGTACAGATAAATATCTGGTTGACTACGAACGAGATGGGGAAGTATTAAATCCAAGTTGGAAGTCAGGAGCAATAGATAATGATTAATTTGCCATGGTGGTCAGAAATACCAAAACAAAGACTACGAGAAATACAAGAACAAAAGATATTTAAACGAGGAGAGTATCCTAAGTTAGATAATATATTTGATGAGTTATCTGCTCAGAAAGATAATCTAATAAATGACCTCGTTGGTCACTTAGATGAAAAGTGGAGCATGGATAAAAAATTACAATGGGTGTTAGATAATAAAGCTGTGCCTGTAATGAGTAGGGATAGTATGGGTCATGCTTCAGGTAGTAAAGATAAGAAACCAGCAAAGCTAGACGCATGGCAAAATGTATATTTAAAATACCAACCACCCTCTACAATATATCGTGATACAGAAGGAGAGAAAGCCAGACCCCAGTATCCTACAGCAAATAAGATATTAAAGCAGTATGAAGAAGTCGTTCCTATCGCTAATTATAGCATATTAGTAAAGGATTCGGTAATACATAGGCATACTGGACCTGAGAATCGTCGTGGACATCACCTGAGAGTACATATACCACTACATATACCCAAGGGAGATATATTCTTAGAGGTAAATGGTTCAGAGGTGGATTGGTCTGATTGCTTCGGTTTTAATAATCAATATACTCATTCTGCTCATAATTATTCCTTCGAACACCGACTAATACTCCTGATTGACTTTGATAGGAGATATTTAGACATCCCTCCAGGACTTGCTTACGATAAAATGGAGCAAATAACTGGCGATCCCAACATAGAATATAAAAGAATCTAACTAAATAGTTATATGGCTGATAATTTTCAAGAAGCACCAAAGACTACACTCAACGATTTTACCTCTCAAGTTAAGAAAGAGGGATTAGCTGTAGTAAACAGATATGCTGTTGTCCTTCCTAATTTTGAAGGTCCAGACATGTCACGCATGTTATTAATGTATTGCTCTCAAGCACAACTTCCAGGAATCAATAACTCTACCACTCCAGCAAGAACATTTGGTGAATATAGAGAGATGCCTTATGAAAGATTATTTGAAGCAATCAACTTAGAGTTTTATGTAGATCGCCCAATGAAAGTAAAAACATATTGGGATAACTGGACATCACAAATTATAGATCCAGTCACAAGAAAGTTTAACTATTATAAAAACTACACAAAAGATATTACTATATTTGTTTTAGATAAAGCAGATAAACAAATTTATGGATGTACTTTATATGAAGCATATCCTAAAACATTAAATCCTATACAGCTAACTGCTGAAGGTAAAGACGCAATGAAGATTGGTGTCACTTTACAGTTTAGATATTGGAGAGGTGCTCAGTATGCTAAGAGTAAATTGCCAGCAGAAGTTGGCGATCCACCAACAGGTGTTAGACAAGAGCCAAGAATTATTGATAGAATTGAAGAGGATATACCTCAAAATGTTGTAACAGATGGCAAAGGCAACCCAGTCACCCATTCAGGTGGCTATGTGACTTATGGTGGTAATAATGCCAGAGGTCGAAGAAAATTTGGTAAGAGGAACTAATGAGTAAAATTGATAAAGGACTAGGCAAGGTATTTGACCTTCCAGCAGGATTTGATGGGACACCAGTATATAATCCTGATGCAGCATGCCCAACTGATATACTTCCTGGGCATCAAGATATAATTGCTAAGGCAAATGAATTACCATCTGCTGTAGATGATGCAGCAAATGTAATGTCGGGATATGACCCGAAAGAAGCAAAGATTGAGAGTGATTATGATACTACTCGTTTAAATCTATTAACGATTTTAAACAAAGGTCAAGAAGCACTTAATCATGCATTAGAGATAGCTAAACAATCAGAACACCCTCGTGCGTTTGAAGTTGTAGGCAATCTCATGAAACAACAGGCTGACATAAATCAACAGCTATTAGATTTACATCAGCAAAAACAGAAGTTAGAAGGCAAGAAAGAAGAGAGAGCTCCAGGAGTTCAAAATAATTCTATCTATGTTGGCTCAACAACTGAATTGAATAAACTAATTAAGGACATGAAGAATGTCCCGATTGAAGGAGACAAATAATGGCTTTACCTAAACATGCGAGTGCTTTACATCCACTCACAATTCCTTCTACTGGTCAAGAAGTAAAATTTAGACCATTCGTTGTTAAAGACGAAAAGGCATTGATGCTTGCTATGCAATCAGAAAATGAAACGACAATGGTTAATACCTTGCGTGAATTAATTACTAATTGTGTACAAGAAGAAATAGAAGTTAAACGATTAGCAACTTTCGACCTAGAATATTGTTTCGCTCAGATGAGAGGAAAATCTGTAGGTGAGATAGTTGAGATAATCGGTAAATGCGATAATGAAGAAGCTGGTTGTGTTGACAACCCCAAAGCTCAAGTAAAATTATCGGTAGATATTACCTCGATACCTGTCACTTTCCCAGAAGGACACAATAAAAGAATAGACTTATGGGGAGATGTAGGAGTTGTAATGAAGTATCCTACATTGGAAACTATTATTAAATATCAAGGATTAAATCAAGATAGCGATCCTGATAAAGTATTTGATATTATAATGGATTCAATGGAAGTTATTTATGAAGGAGACGAACTCCATTATATTCAAGAACAATCTGTTGAAGAAGTAAATGATTTTATTAACAATCTTACTTCTGACCAGTTTTCTAAGATAAGAGATTTCTTTGAGCATATGCCAAAGATGACTCATAAAATTGAATATACTTGTCCTAATTGTGGCAAAGTTCATCAGAGAACTTTGGAGGGTTTACAGAATTTTTTTGGATAATGCTCAGCCATGAGTCGTTGATGAACCATTATAAGACGAACTTCGCTTTAATGCAACATCACAAATATTCCTTGACTGAGCTGGAAAATATGTATCCATTCGAGCGAGAGATATATACGACTATGCTTCATAAACACTTAGAGGAAGAAAAAGCTAAACACGAACAACAAAAGTTAAAGATGAGAAACTAGATGGCACTACCACAAGAAGATAAAGGAGTAAAAAAGACTCCATCCGATAAGGACGCATTACCAGATAGAAGGAAAGCTACTCCTAAGAACGAGGAGTTGGCTAATCTTATTGGTGATAAAATAGCAGAGATGATGCCCAGTAAAGAAGAAACTGGCGAGCAGATGAAAGTCTTTACAGCTATGGCTGGTTATCTAGAAATATTGGCAGGTAAAGCCGAGAAAGATGATGGTGGTGGTGGCGGAGAAGAATCTGCGTTCAGTAAATTAGGCAAGTTTGGTAAAGTCCTTGCTGTTGTTATTGGTTCACTAATCGGTCTTATTGCTGCTCAACTTAAAACTATTGGTCTATTCGCAAAAGCATTCACACCTGCAAGACTTCAAGTACAAATAAGAGCATTATTCAGAGGTTTAACTGGAACTGTTAAAGGTTTCGGTACAGCCATACGAACAGGTTTTTCTAATTTACTTAAACCACTAACTGGGTTATTCAAATCATCAGGTGGTGCAAGTGCATTAGGAAAAACTCCTCAGGCATTAAAAAACTTTATGAAAGGTTTATCTATTTTATTCCAACCATTTATTGCGTTGGGTAAGATGTTAAAGGGAGCAATCAAATCAGTTTCAACAGGTGTAAGTATCTTTGGTAGAATAAGTGGTTTCTTCAGAGGTATCATGACATCAATATCAACCTTTGGTAAGGCGATTGGTGCTGTAGCCAAAGTTGCTTCAAAGGTATTTTTACCACTATTAATTATTATCACTTTATTTGATACAATCAAAGGAGCATTAGCAGGTTTCGCTGAAGGTGGTATTATAGGTGGTATCGCTGGAGCTGTTAAAGGTTTATTCAACTCATTAATATTTGGTCCACTTGATATGCTTAAAGGAGCAGTTGCTTGGGTACTTGGTATGTTTGGGTTTGATAAAGCAGCAGAGATGCTTAATAGTTTCTCATTCGCCAGTATGTTCAGTAAACTAATAGATGGTATAGCAGGTTTCATATCTCATATTGTAGAGTTTATGACAAATATAATCATGGCACCAATACGACCCATCCTAGAATTATTTAATTCATTAATGAATATATTTACCAATACCGATGGCGAAGGATTATTCAAAAATATATCTGACTTCTTCTTTGATTTAATATTAATCATACCGAAGTTCTTCTTGAATATACTTGATGCTGTAGCTGGATTATTTGGCTTTGATGGTTTGAAAGAAAAGGTTTACAGTTTCTTTGATACTATCATGGATAATTTTGGTATTCCTGCTTTCTCATTTAAGATTCCAATTATTGGTACAGAAGTATCCTTTGGTGGATTTTTCCCATTCAGAGATGGCGAAACAGAAGTAGAAGGTGGTGAAGGTGCACCAGCTGGTGAAGGAACTTCCGCAGAACAGAAGATAAAAGATTTCGATGAGAGAAATGCAGATGCACTAAACTTCACACCTATTAGTACTGTTAATGGTGTCAGTATAGAAGACATGGGGAAAGGTATTGAGAATGACATGGCACTGGATGGTAGACCATTGTTAGATTTAACTCCTGAAGGATTAGCTGGTGGTGGTGGTAATACTACTGTTGTGAATAATACTAATGTATCAAATAATACCAATTCTAATAGTACTGGCTTACAATTTCCTAAGAGTACTAAGAATGGCGATAACCTGTATCAGTTTGGACAGAAATACGCAAGTTAAGGAAACTTCCTCTCCCCATTAATCAAACCACTCGGTCCCCAATATTCTTTGTAGGCAATACTTTTTACTTGGTGTTGTTTTGAGTGTGTTCTAATAAATTCTCCAGCATCACCATAAGTATGTTCATGAACATCTTGGTATTGCATTTTAGTATCAGGAAGCACTATAAAAGATACAGTGAATACATGTAAGTCGTCTTTATAGTGGGACATATCCTAAGTACCAAGCTATAAAAAGACCCACAAAGGGTAAGAGTCCAATTATAAACCAAAATATTCTTTCCTTCTTACTCATGTTCTCCACCTTTACCTCTTAGACTTTGACTGTACCTTTCTTTATTTACTTCTTTAAAATAAATTGCAGTCAATACAGTCGCTGTAATTAGTAATGCGTGTGCTGCAGCAGATATACCAAAGGCATATATGCTTTCTATTATATAGATACCAAACACTGCTGACCATAACCAAGCTAATATCTGCATAGACATAAACTTAACTTGAAAATTTAATCCTGATAGAGCATTCTTTGTGGGATCCATAATTACATCAAACCATTCTTTCATATTTTTCCTTTCATAAAAAAAGAAAAGGGGAACCGAAGTCCCCCTTTCCGCAGATTTTGAATGTATTACTCAGAGTCTGCTATTTTTTGGAAGTAAGACATTACATCTTCTTCCTGTTCAGCACTAGGTGCTGCTGGCTCAGCCTTTGCGACTGGCTCAGGTGCAGGAGCACTCTTAGGTGCAGGTGCTGCTGCCACAGTTTCAAGAATTGCATCTTCTGCTGTTCCCAATCCTGCGTTTTCATCCTCAAGAACTTCCATTAGTCTTTGTGAAAGTGCTTCATAAGACTTGAACTGGTCTGGTGCAACAAACTCAGATAGCTTATGCTGTTTTTCAACAATGCCAACCAACTCTTCATCAGACCCTGGAACTGCTTTCACATCAGTAAATTGACTTTCATCATAATTAGGGAAGCCAGCAACTTTCTTCATACGAAGTCGGAAGTCTGCTCCTTGCCATAAGTCAAATACATTTACTGGTTTTTCATCTTCAAATGTAGGTCTAGCTTTCTCCATGATTTTATCAAAGATTTTTTTACCAAACCTGTACAGTCTGACCTGTCCTTCATTCTCGGGATGTTTTGGATCGCTGACAATCAAGACATTAGTAATATATGACAATCGTCTTTTTTGTTTACGAGCGATATCTTTATTAGCTTCAGAACCACTGTTCCATAGCTTTGAATTCAATTCACCCACAGGGTCTTTCTCACCCAATGTAGTTAAACTGTTTTCAATATACCATTTACCAGTTGGACCCTGAAAGCCATGAGAAAAAACACGAATCCAAGGCAACTCATCACCTTCTACACGAGGTAGAAAACGAATAACTGCTGTTGCGTTTCCTGCTTTATCTGGGTCAAGTTTCCAGTATCTTTCATCTGGACCTTGCTTTTGGGATGTCTGGGGATTTGCGATTTTATCGAACTCTCCAGATATTTTTGAGAAGTCTGCCATAGACGACGACTTCAAGCTGTTTAAATCAACCATAATTTTTACTCCTTAAATATGCTTTATATGCGTTGTATGTTTTAATATTACTTGATATTTTCTTAAAAGTAAAATCAAGCATTAGTATTTAGTTCAATTAAATCATCATTGAAAGACTTATATGTCTCAGCAAATCTGTTTTTTTCAAACTTAACGAATCCTTTCGTCTTCGTTATCCTGAGAACATCTTCTTCAAAAGCAACTCCTGCTTTGTCGTGCCAGTTCTCAAAGAATCCTTTAAATTTATCTAGGATACAAACTGTTTGTACATGAACATGTTCACCAAGAACCATCTTCATCAACTCAGGAATAATCCCATTAAAATTATATAAATCTTTTTCCGACATCTTTTCCTTTTCTAAATGTAATGTAATAGTATCAAGGTCGGACTTGAATGTACTATGTAATGCTTCACGGACTCTACACCAGTTGGTATAATAGGAATCAGATGTGATTCGGGAATATAGAGTTGCGTCATGACCATAACTGAAATTAGAAACAAAATAGTCAACAATATCACGATCGGATTTATACGCATCTCCTAACCTCTCAAATAATTTAACATCATTCCTCGTGTAAAACTTTTCACGAGACCCACGAATGCTTCCATGGTTTGTAAAAACATCATACTTCTTATTGTGGAAATGTAGTTTAAGTGCCATGTACAATTTATATACACGATATCCATCCATTTATACATCCAACTTTGCAGTTCTAGGCAAGAAATTTAAATCCTGATAGTTGGCTTCTAACTTGTCTTTGAGTGCACCTCTAATTAATCCTTTTAATTCTTTTGGGTCAATCTCTGCTTTGCTACAATATTCAAGTATAGCATCAAGATGAGATATCCCAGCTTTCTCCTTTACCATTTTCTCTATATACATAGAGAAAGATTTACTATTCTCAAATAGAGTAGGAAAATCCGTCGTTGCTGATTCGCTCATATACTCTCTCTTTATTGTTATATTTATTTAGATAATGGTTGATAGTTGTTAGTCTATCCTCAACCTTACCATACTCCGACATTTTTAGATTATACAAAGACCATGCTTTGGTATTTGGATTATCAGGATTCAAGTGGTCACCTGCCACATGAAGATATTTGTTGAACCAACGATCTAGTCGTTCTTGTTCAGTAAGCATATCCTGCTTAACATCGTTCAGTCCTGCGATATCTCTACGAACAGCACAGTGAGCGATACGATTTTGTAGTTTAACATGGTCCATAATTTACTCCTTTTATAATTTAACAGCCAATACGACAAGAATAGCAATCAGCAATACATTTACCAAAAACAATTCAATTCCTAAAATAGTATGATACCAGATCCATCTTGTTTTATATGCGTTATCAATGGACAATTCAGCTGGATCTGGATCTGGCTCGTTATGTATGCCTTTATCTGGTTGTCCCCATAGTGTTGTGAAAAACTTTTTAATCATTTTCATTCTCGATTTTCATATCTTCAGGATATGGATCCCTCCATTTTACGAACTCCTTTTCGCCATCCTTCCAATACCATTTTAAAAAACCACTATTTGCTAACCCATCAATTGTTTTGCGGATAATCTCTCTGTGGTTTTGTTTACCCATCGTATAGCCAAGATATAATAATATCCCAGAATACAATAGAACCTGTAATATTGTAGTTTCGGTATTCATCCTCGTCTCATCTTGGCAACATCAATTGCCTGCTCCTTATTAATAATCGGTACAGCATTAGATTTATGCATCTGAGCAATACCTTTCACCAATGTACCTGTATATACCATTGGCTCTTTCTTAGCTGTATTACCACGCATACCATTAGAAACTGAAGGATACTTCTTATCATAATCTTCCCTAGCTTTCGCTCTTTCCTGTTCAGCCTGTGATATCTTCAATGGTACAAACTCCTTTTTCCTAGCTTTTAGCTGGTCAGGATGAACACCATTTTCACGCAACCAAGCATCATGCTTGGCTTGTCGCTGTTTCCATCCTGGTTTTTTCTTTACTTTAGATTTACCACTCATGCGAGTAGTGGTGTAAAATGCTGGTAATAATGCCATAATATAAGTGATTCTATCCTATTTTAAGTTAAAAGTCAAGCACTAATTTGCCAATTTAGCAACTTTTTTCCTGCTTGGTGCCAAGTCCCTTATCACTGTATCAGTGAATATCCTCTTAGATTCTAGTAATATCTTAGCATCCATTTCACTCATGTGAGCCTGTTCAAATGCTAGGATTTCCAGTTCCTTCTCGGCAATCCTTGCCTTTAGCTTTTTCGCTATATCAATTGGGGTGTCTTTCCCAAGCAAAGATTTACAAAATCTTATTTCATCAAGTACATCAATCATGCAGCATTCTCCTTTTTATATTCATATTTGTGAATAACCTCTTCAGTGTTAAGGTTATCATGGTATTCATATCCACCACGATCACCATCAAATTTCCTGATCTTGATCCAATGACCATCTTCATTCTTAAAGAGTCTTGGCTCATGGTACAATGTACCATCATACCATTCTTTTTGTGATTTCTCATATTGTGGTACGAAGTCGTCAGATTTTACTGACCAGTCAATCACATATTCTCTAGACATGCTATTAGAATATGTAATCAAAGGACTAATCTCGTCCACCACTGACGCAATATTATTAACATCAACATCATTAACAATGAAGTCATGACCACCTTTATATTTCCAGTATCCTTCTTCAGATACCTCGTCAACATCATAGTTCTCCATGTATTGAGTTGTTATTACTAATATTGCCATCTTATAGACCTCCGATTTTTGACATTAGATATAAAAAGAAACTTAACACGATAACAATAGTGACGATATATTTCATCATATATTATCTCCGAAAGTTTCTTTGGCATGCAGGTATAAAGCCACGCATGCACAGTAGATTGTAAATCCTAGTGTAGGAAATATCAACCAGTATAGAATTGCTTCTAACATTATATGATACCTAACTCAGAAGCAACTTCAGCTTCAGTATCAAATACACCAGCAGCATCCTCACCTTTTTCATTTAAGAATGCATCTTTAGCATCTAGTAATGTTAAATATTTTTTATCGGCATAATCAGCGATAAAGTCCTGAGCTCTTTCAGTCAGCTCTAAATATAAATTACCCATTTTACTCATAATTTTTCTCCTTTATTATTATTAATCGTTAAGACCTTCAATAGATTCGCGAACCATATTATCAACAATACTTTTATACTCAGCATTATCAAATAACATATCATGAAGTATCATCAATCCAGCATTCATATAAGCACCACCAATTTCAAAATAAGTATTAGTACCATCATTATAGAAAGATATAGATTGACCAAGACCAGCTTTTGGGTCAAAGTCAAATACAGTTTTACCACTCAGTTTATCATAAGCGTCGAATCGATCGCCTTCAGAATTTTCAGCTTCACAAGTATTTTCGATTATATCACGATATTCAGCATAATTAAAAGTCATATTTTTTTCCTTTTTTTTGTTAATCATTAAGTTGATTGTACTCCATTTACGACCAAAAGTCAAGAACTTTTTTACTTTTTTTTGAAGATTTATCATAATGAATACAACCACTTAGAGGGTGCTTATGCAGCACCCTTTTTAAACGCTCTCGCTCTAGACTGCATTTCATCAGCATCAAAAACAGCGAAATAAGTAGGTCTTTTGACCTCTTTACCATCTTTATCCTCAGACACACGCATTCTCATAAGAGACGCAACCTTAGTCATACCCTTAAAAGCAGACCCTGGAACACCATAGTGTTTAATACCTTGTTTAAAAGTACAAACTCTTTCAATATCCCCACACGCATCAGCATTTACACCTGAATATTCGTAGTTATTAGTTATATTAATTGTCATATATTTACCTCTTTATTTAATTATACAGCAATTGTATCCTAATTGACTCCAAAAGTCAAGTAAAATCGTCTCTTTTTTTAGATTAATTAGTTATATGAAATCAATGACTTATAACAAAAAAGGGGAGCCATTGCGGACTCCCCTTTGTAAACTAGGTCTTTTTTTGTGTTATTTAGACTTTTTTGCTGCCTTTTTCTTAGCAGGTTTTGCCTTTAATTCGTTGCCTTGCGCATCGACTTCAACCTCGCCTATTACATTGCCTTCACTATCTTCTAAGATTTTGAAGTAATGTTTCTTATCCTCTTCATCTTCTGCTTCAAATGCCTTGACGAAATCTTCACTTTCATTCGGCAAAGTAGCGACAACAGTTTCAGAGTTTCCACCATTCATTACTGGTGCTTTGTAAAATCTGTCTTTTATTTCTTCTAGATCTGTAATCTCAACATCAAAAACTTCCCAGTCTTCACCGACATGTTTAAAATCTTGTAGCCATAACTCGCATTGCTTTTTAGCAAACTCAAGTGTTGGTGCGATTACATTAAATTCTTGTCCATTTCTAAAGATAAAGTTGTATTCCTCTTGGTTCTCATCTGTTTCCCATGATGGTACAGTTTCACCTTTAGCTTCTGCTTCTTGGATTTCCGCAAAGGTCTCAATTATTTTTGCTCGACCTGCGTCATTATTCAGTTGTCTTTCTAACTCTTTCTGCATTCTTACTTCTGCTGCAGTTTGAGTCTTCAAATTTGCGTTGGGATCTACTCCCATCTTTTCGACTTCTTTCC